TCAGTTTGCTGGTACAGCGACTTCCACACGGCGCGGACGTTCGCCATCCTTGCCGGGGATCAGAACCACCACGACGCAGACTTCCTTGCCGTTCTGCACAACCGAGGTGGCCCGCGCAAGTGTACCGCCTTGCGAATCGGCCACCCGTTGCCCCACAGAGGAGCAATCTGCAGCAAAGGCAGTGCCGGCGTTGAGGACGCCAGCGACCGAGATCAGGCCCACAAGGGGCAGGGAGATAAAGAGGTGTTTCATCATGGCGTCATTATTATCGGTTGCTGTCTGAACGATGCATGAACGTTTGGTAATGTGACTGTCAGGATTGCCACAAGTTCACGCCTTTTAACATCATATTTCTTTACGTGTTATGAGCGTTGTAGCGCTGACGCGGCCAAAAAGTGCAACAATCCCACTCAGCGCGGTCACAAACTGCACAATCGTATCGGTAAATGCTCCCTGGTCGATGCCATCGGTGGAGATGTGAAAGAAGCTTGAACAGGAAAGCAGGATCGTCACGATCGATGCCCAGACGGTCTTCGATAGATACCACGCTTTTTCAGTGCTCATTGTAAATTCCTTTTTCAAATGGGGTGAACGAGGGTCCGTTAGTATTCATGTCAGGGCGAGGCGAAAGTGATGGTTTTCGAGCACCGGAGCGCAGAAAAACGCCATTTGCAGACCGCCATGGCGTGAATCTCAACAGACCCTGGAAAATCAATTGACCTGCAATTTACGGCGGGCAGCGCGCCCCGGCCCGACCATGGCCGATATCATCGCAACGCTGAAGTCGATTTCGGCCGTCAGGATGCCAAGATCCGATTGTCGTTGGGAGACACTGTACGTCCAGTTTGGTCCTTCCACATCAACGGATCGAACCAGCTTTTCATCCTTTCTTATTTCAACATGGTAAGCCTCACGCTCTTCGCCGAGCGGGATATCTGGCGCGAGCCAACTGTCTGCATCAATCCGTCCACGCCTTATCCAACTGATGTGGACGTCACCATTCGACTCGGTCCGCGACCGGATTTGCACGGGTTCGAGCGGCTGCAGAGCGCGCAACCCGCCCGTCCGTTGAACGGTACTGAAGAACTGATCGGTGAAATCCTCTCCGGAAGCGCCAATGCGCCAGGAAAGTTCGAGACTTGTCTCCTCCGATTTCAATCCAGCCGGGCCCACCGCATCAGTCATCAAGATGAATGGTGTACCCGCAGGTCTTGGCTGCATGGCCTCGCGCTCGGTACCGCACTGTCCGCGCAACAGCCCGCTCAATCGCCACACATCACTGTGTATTTCCTCTGCGTTGATAAACTGCAGCACCTCCCAATTGCCGTCGGAAGTCGCCACCAGTGCAGAGTTTGCGCCGCTGAATATCTGCGACAACGAAGTTGAACTCAGTTCACCGTGGTAGAGCTGCACGTCGAGCACCCGTCCGTTCAGCAACCGGCCACTCGCTCCACCCGCCAGCGGCGCAATGAGCTCCCCCATTACCGCTGGGCTGGCAATCGCAGTTCGTTGCTTGAAATCAACTGCCTCGGGTGAAGCGTAAACGCTCGTCCCGCCCCAGGGATCAGCAAAAGCCGCGATGCGAAACTGGTCCGAGGGCTTTTCCACGCCCGGCCACATCGGCAGGTCCAGAAGTTCGAAATATGGCCTCCCGCGAACCGCAGATTTCCCGCCCTCGGCATGGGCCGGCAGCGTGCCTCGAACGGGATAGCGGACATGTTGCGGCAAGGCCCTGGCCTCGACCCGGCGTGTTGCCCCATCTTCGATGGAGGTCACGACGAAATCCGGCGCCGAGGTGTTGCTGGCAACTCTCACCCGATCGCCCGGCTTCAGGGCAGCCTGCTTCCAGGGGACTTCAAACGATGCGGTTCGCCGCGCGGCCCGGCATGTCTGCAACGCCTCCTCAGCCAGCGATTTCGCCTGTGCCGTATCGATCATGCCCGGGAGTCCGATGTTTTCCGTGCCTTTGCCGTCAAGTCGCTCGGCAAAACTCATCGCTGCCTGGTAGTCCAGCATCGGGTCGCGATAGGCTATTTCGATGCGCGCAGGCTGATCCGTGAGTTCCTGAATCCGCCAGATGACCGGTCCGCCCTCCTCCTGTTCCACAAACTCATCGATGAGCGGCGCCGTGGAATCCATCTGCGCCGTGCTCCGGAAAATCAGGCTGTTGCCGCTCTCGAAACTATCGACGCCGTAAAGGGCAAGCAGGGGTTCGACAGCGGCTCGAGCACTCGTCGGTTCTTCGATGACGTAGCCGCTGACGAAACCATCCGCACGGCTGGTATCAATATTGGCTATACCGAAATCGCCTAGGATCGCAGCCAGCAACTCATCAAGAGCGGCACCTGAAACCCGCCCGTTGAGCCAGTGTCCGGTCGTCCAGTTGTCTCCATCCGACCAGAGCGACCTGTTCAGCGGAAATTCCGGATAGGGCCGCGTATCCCAGGCCCATACATACAGGCGATCCGGATCAAGCATGGCGGCGGTGTTACCACTGTTCCAGTAATTGAAATGCGCGCGCAGGAAGCGGTTTTGCGCAAGATCGCTGCGACCATGATCGGAAAAATAGGGATATGCGCCCTCGGACGATTTCATGTCCGGAAAGACATTCGGTTGATTGGGGCCCTTGTCGGCAGCCGGGCACCCTAATTCCGTTAACCACAATGGCTTTCCCTGCGGTTGCCACGCTGTCGGCACCACGCTTTCGACACCTCCCTGCCGATTGTAATGTTTGTTTTTCCACCAGGAGGTGAGATCCTTGTAGCGATAGACCCAAGGCCTCCCCAACCCATCTGTGATGGGCGTGCGCGTTCGCAGTGCTCGATCATCAGCCGATTTATAGTACCAGTCGAACCCCTCTCCCGAGGCTATCTGGCCTTGCAAGCCGCTCAGATCATAGGGCGAGGTAAACCCGTCCGGATTTGGAACACTATAGTCCTCGTCGCGCCAATCGCTCAGCGGCATGTAATTGTCGATGCCGACTGCGTTGATCGCCGGATGCGCCCACAGCGGATCGAGATGGAAAAATACGTCGCCCGATCCGTCTTGCGGATGGTGGCCAAAATATTCCGTCCAGTCGGCGCCATAGGTTAGTTTGCAATCTTTGCCGAGAATGCCGCGCACTTCACCGGCCAGATCACAGAGGGCGTTGACGAAGGGAAAGCTGTTGGACTGGTCCCTGACCATCGTGAGGCCGCACAGTTCGGAACCGACCATGAAGGCCTCTACCCCTCCCGCACATACGGCCAGGTGCGCCAGATGCAGCACCAGCCTGCGATAGCCCCAGTCGCCCTTGTTTCCTCGATAGCTAACTAGGTCGTTTTTGATCCGGAAATCGCTGGCTCTCACGTTGCCAAGAAACGTTTTGATCTGGGCGGCGGCCACTTCGGACTTGTTGGGGCTGCCCGGTTGGTAGGGCGCAGGGTGACACGTGATACGCCCGCGCCATGGATAAGCACCTTGCCGTGGTCCTCCATATGGATCCGGCAAATTATTGTCGGCGCGAATGTCCATCATCACAAAAGGGTATAGCGTGACATTTAGCTTCCGCGCCTTGGCATCGCGAATAGCATCGATAACGCTTTGATCGGAAGGCGTCCCGCCATAGGCCGCACCGCTCCCGGCGCGCGAAATGAGATGAGCCTGCGGCCGCGAGACCCCGCCTGCCCTCCACGTACTGCTTTCCTTGTATCCGGACTTGTCCATGACGCCGGGCTTGATTGCGCAGTTCGCTGCGCGCAAATCCGCGCCGAACCAGGGCACCACAATGGCGACATGCTTCAGCGAAGGACAAAGGTGCTGGAGTTCATCCATTGAGGCCTGCCAATCGGTAGTGGCACGCAGGCAATTGCGGTTCAGGCTCTTTGTCTTACCCTTGGACGGCTCACTGGTAACCAGTTGTGGGGAAAGTCCAAACTCCGTTGCACCTGGAACCAGAGCCACGGCCTTCAGGTTACTTGCGACGCTTCCCACTGCTCGCACAACCTCGAACTGGAACTGCGGAATACGATTGCCATAATCGTCCAGCGGGAAGCGATCGAACACGACATACGCCGTGTTGCGATAGGCCGGTGCGTTGCCTTGCCCCTGTTTCGCTTCGATCAGCGGGTCAACCGGCTGATCGCTTGCTCCCCCATAAACACGAATCGTGCAGCGGGTTTGGTCGAGCTCCTTTCCATCGGCCCAGACACGGCGGATCATGCTGATCGGCCCTTCCGCGACGGCAATCGCAAAATTGGCAAAGTAAGTATATTCGCTAACTTTCTGTCCGCCTTTGCCACCCTGACGCGAGGTGGTTTTCGTTTCTTCGAAGCGCGTTGCCCAGATAAGCGTGCCGCCCAACCGGACCGCACCATAAACGCGTGGCAGTGCCGCGCCCTCCTCGGCGGACATCGGCCGCATCGAGGACATGCGCGGACCTTCTATAGTCTGCCCAAAAAGTGCTTGATCGATGAGATAACCGCCAACCGACGCAACGGCCGAGGCAATCGCTGCAGTTACTGTTCCCGAGGTGGTAAGAGCACCAACTGCGGCAGTGAGAACAAGTGTCGCCATGCAATTGAATTCTTTCTGAAATTACTGAATTGACTCTAGATTTGACTACGATCCGGAAATGCGAACACGCCAGCGATCCGCTTGCGCCATTGCGGGACGAGAGCCGAGTCCATAACGCTGTGGCCCTCATAGGCGTGAATGAAACGCCCATGATCTGCAAGAATGCCGAGATGTTTGGCAGCCACACCGTCGCGCCAGCGGAACACCAGCAAATCGCCGGGTCCGGCCCCGATAACCGGCTTTTCGATCATGTGCAGGCGCGCCGCATCGAGCAGCGGATCGGCTGTACCTGTCTCTGCCCAATCCATGGAATACGCGGGAACCGATTGCGGTTCCTGCCCGTAGAGTGCGCGCCAGATGCCGCGCACCAGTCCGAGGCAGTCGCAACCAACCTCGCATCTCGATCCGCCGTGCCGGTAGGGCGTACCAATCCACTGGCGGGCTTCGAACAAAACTTCCTCTGCTATGCTCATGGCACCAGTGGCTTTCCATCGAAATTGCCCTTGCCATCGGCATAATTATAGGCGGCGTCGTTGCCGGGCAGATGCGGAAACCCGCGAAAATTGACGCTATTGGCAAACTTCGCCTTGCATTGCGCGAAGCTCTTGTCACAGCCCGGCAACAGGGAGAACTGATCCCCGACCTTGATATCGGGTATCTGTGCGTCGCGCAGGCTGAGCCGAATGGCGTTGCCATACGGCGCCTGATTGAGAACAACATTCGTACGCCCGGCACTGGTCCCGGATGTCCAGGTCAGCGTACCATTGTCGAACCAGTCGGCGCTTGGAGGTTGAAGCCCCGAAACAACGATCTGCCGATCCGATATGATCGTCGTGACGGTCCCGGCTTGATTTCCGCCCGCATAGCAACAGCGGTTATCGCCGAGCTGGGCATCGCAGTGGCGTGTCATCCGCCGGCCGCTGACCTTGTCGAGATCGACCGAGCTGCTTTTCGTTTCGGCCACGAACTTGCCGCCTGAACGCGTAATCGCGCCGATGCGCGCGCTGCGCAGGAGAATGAGTTGATCCGGCGACACCCAATTGACGAGCCAGGTTTCCACTGTTGCCGCGTCGAATGCCCCCCGCTCGATATCACTGTCACTGATGCTGGCTGACGAAAGGGCGCCTTCGATCTCGGCGCTGTCTACCCCAAGCCCCAGCGAGTTGGTTGCTTCGCTGGCACTGAGGCCCGTTTGCGGCTCGCAAGCGATCCCGCTGACAAGCAATGTCCGATCATGGTCCGTGAAGCCGTATACCACACCGTCCTTTCGCCGGATGATCCAACAGAAACAATGTGTTGTGACTTCACCTGCAAGATGTGATTCAAGAGCAGGAGGAATTGCCGTCATGCCTTTACCTCGATGATTGGGATGGTGGGGATCTCGCCCGCCTTGAACGATTTTATGCTGATCGTCAGCCGGTCCGTGTCGAACCGCGCCGGTACATCGAAGCCGAATCCCGCCGTCACTGTTGCGCCCGCGGGCGGTATTTTACCTGGCTGGAAGATAACCTTCCCGGTGATCAGCTCGACAACGAAGTCCAAAGCCTCCGTCTTTTCGACACCGTTCACAGCGGCGCGCACACTGCCTCCCAGTGCCTTGGTGATCGGCCGCACATAATCGCCGTAGCGCTTTACCAGCTGGAAAGCAGCATTGGTCCCGTCGCCATTTCCAAGGAACTGGTCGCCCGGCGCAACCATCTTTCCGGACCGGCACGACAGATGATCGAACGGATCGCGAAAACGGAAGGCATGGAGCGAACCTCTCCGGGCCTCGAAGAACGTCATGACATCGTCGAGGTCGGCAAGCGATCGCAACCCTGTCCCCGCATCATAATGATGCCGCGACTGCGCCCAGCGCGAATTGCGCTGTTCGAAGCCGGACGTCAGCGGGACGATCTCGTTGCGCCACTCCGGCCCGCCGGTCGCGCCGAAGGAAACGCCAGTTGGAAACCGGACATCGTGAAAAGCCGTCATGATTGTTTCCTAAAAAGTTCTGGCGCCCTTGCGTGCCGCGCGGGCAAGCATGCCGGTAAGCTGAGCCTCGGATTTGCGGAAGGATGCAGCGTTCGGTGTCGATACGTTGAAGGTAACGTGCACCGCCGAGCCGCCGCCCTGCGTGGCGACGCCAAGTCGCCCGTCGGCGCCGCGCGTCAGGGGCATGATCGCCTCGGTGCCCGCCTCGCCCATCAGGCCAAGCGAACCCCCAGCGTTGAAATAAGTGGGGCTGGAAACGACGCCGCCCTTGGCAAAAGCCGTGGGTTGCGTTCCTACCGCCGCAGTTTTTGAACCGGCGCCCGGCTTCAATCCTCCGATGAAGTCTTTGAACAAGCCGGAGGCCAGATCCTGCAGGGGCTTCAATCCGGCACTTAGCGCCATATTGGCAATGCTCATCGCGAGTTGTTTCAAAACATCACCCAGATCCCGGCCGCTAACCGCGGCGCTTTTTAGCGAGTTCGTCAGCGTGCGACCGAAAAGCTCCGACTTTTTCTGCAATTCATCCAGCGCCTCTTTGCAGCTTTCAGTGTCGAACTCGCGCTCGACCTTGCCTGTATTATTCTCAAGCATTCCATCTCCTATTGTTCATCCGGAAAGCACTGCATCAAACGTTCCAGATCAATCCGCCTCGGCGTCGAGCGGTTGGAAGGCCTATGAAAAGCGGCATTGAGTTCGCGCGGCGTCATCGCCCAAAACTCGGCGGAGGACAGCCGCAAGATGCTGAACCCCGCCGCCATCATGGCCGCCCAGGGAAATGGCTCGACATGATCTTCCTTGATACTCAAAGAATTGATCCAGCCTGCTCGGAATTTGATTCACCGAAGGTCGCACTCAACAATTCGCCGACGATGCGGGCAAAGCCGGTTATTCCGCCATCGGCGCGCATCTGCGCAATTGCTTCCGGCGCCAGTTCATTGCCGCCGCCACGCAGACCGGCTGCAACAATCTTGAGGATATCGCCCGCCGAAAGTGCGCTTGTCGAAAACCGTTTCAACAAGACAGCCAAGTCTTCCGCGCCGAATGCGTCTTCCAATTCTGCAAGAGCCCCAAGTGTCAGGCACAGTGTCCATTCGCGGCCATCCAGGACCGCGCTGATTTCGCCGCGATGTCGGTTCACCATCAGGCAATCTCCTTGAATGTAATCGGGCCTGCGGATTCCAGCGCGATCTCGAACGTGACTTCGCCATTGTAGGCACCGCCATATTCAAGCGCCGTGATCTGAAACGACCCTTGCAGCATGCCGAAATCCGGCAAGACAATCTGCCAGAGCGGTATCTCGCCGTTGAAAAACGCCTGCCGGAACAGCGCATCCGATTGCGCATCCTTGAAGAGGCCCGCGCCGCCAATGGAAGCGTGCTGCACGGCACTGCCGGCAAGCAGTTCGCGCCATCGACCAACAGCATCCGCGTCGGTTACGTCGACAGCCTGCGTGTTGAAAGCCAGACGCTTCGATCGCATTCCGGCACATGTCACATAGCTGCCTTTGGCATCGGCAACCTTCAACAGAATATCCTTGCCTCTCTGGGCGCCCATTTCGTGATCCTTTCAGGTTGATTGAGTTCAGGCGGGGAGTTCTTCCGTCACCGCCCGATAGCGCAGGACACCGAGATAGCCGTCGCGGTTGTCCTCGGCGCGCGCCTGGGAATACTGCAACCCCAGATTTGCCAACCGGTGCCCAACAAGCGTGAGTGCCGATTTTTCTAACAGCCGCTCGATGATGTTCATGATCGCGAATACCGATTTTCGGCCGCTCGCCCGGTTCCAGATGTTAAGCGTAAACAGATGTTCGCTGCCCCGTTCGGTGCCCGTGCTCCAATCATAAATATTGGTGGAGCCGAGCGTCACATAGGGAAACGCCGCCTTCTCCGGCACGCGGTCATAGACCCGGCCCTCGATCAGTTTTTCGAGCGAGCCATCCGCCTTTAAATGCGCGAGAAGGGCCTTTTGCAATTCCAGCCCGGCACTCGTCATGGTTTGGCCTCGTTCATAGTCTTGCGGTTATGCTTCGAATTCGCAGCTGGATCTTTTTCAGATCTGGCAGTCGCATCTTCCGCCAGCTCGATCGCCTGCCAGCGCAAAGTCTGGATCAGGTCGGCGACGGTCATCTGCATCGTGATCTTCATCGGCTCTCCTCGCGCACGCGGCAGACCAGATAGCGCCCGCTATCGTCGGGATCGTGCAGTGTCAGGATCTGAAAAATGCGCAGCCCCTTGCGCAGGCGCATGGTGCTGGCGATGTCGCTTCGCATCCGCAGTGTGATGCGGTGTGTGATCTCGGGCAGGCCTTGCTCGCCGAGGATGCGCAGGCCGGACTCCATCGGTTCGATTTGCGCCCAGACGCTGGCAATCTCGACCCAGTTTTCCACGAGTTCGCCCGTGTCGTCGGCAGTGATTGTGGATTTCTCAAGCAAAAGCTCGCGCGACAGACTGCCCGGATCGATGAAGAGCGCCGGCATCAGAGCGATACCCTGCGCCAAAGCCCGATCGCCCGTTCAAAAGCTGGCGGATAGGAGACAGGCTGTTGCGCAGCGCCATAGACACCCCGAAACTCGTACCAATGCGCAACCAGCGTCATGATGGCATGGCGCAAGGCGTCGGGAACCTCGTTTCCGGTTTCGCCGAAACCGGCCACGAAATCGATTTCCAGCCCGCTGAGCGGCTGGACCGGCCGGCTGCGTGCCGCAAGATAGAGCCGCGCCGGCCTCGCGTAGCCACTGAGATGGAGGTCGTGCCCGGCAATCGAAACCGGCATTCCGTCTTCGATGTAAGCTGTCACAGCGACGACGGAACGCACCGGATATTTCGCGATCCGGACCACACCGCTTTTCGGCCAGCTATCGGCATAGAACCGCCAGGTCTGGTCGATCAGTGCAAGCCCGGTCTGCACCTCGAGCGTTTCCCGCGCAGCCTTGATAAGGCCAGTCAGCAATGCATCTTCGCCGTCATTGTCGAGGCGTAAGAATTGGCGCACCTCCGCCAGCGTCACCGGCTCAAGAGCCGGCGGCTTGATCAGTGTCATGGTCATGTTTGGGGTCCTGTTAAAAAGGAATGACGCTTGCGCGCGCTCAGATAGCTGCTTCAATCACAGGTGATAGCAGGCTTGAATCCGGCAGCGTAAAATTGAAAAAGCTTGTTCGCCTCAGAGATAGAAGCTTATCGCGATCGATATTGGTCTCCGGGGGCCGTCTTATTTGGTGTGACAATCAGCTTTATTCCGTTCGCAGCTTAACAAAGATATCCGGTCTCGTTTCGATAGCGGCTAAATATTCTGGGTGTTTGTCTACATTGTACAGATAGAGAAGATATGCGAAGTCTGGGTATTCTTCTTCTTCCAATGTTTCCCTCCCAAACATATTTGTTTTTAGTAAAATGCACTCATCTTCGGACAAATAGTAAACAAATCCATCCGAATTCTCCATTTCACTTATGCGTACATAACCAGCATTATCATACATAATCTTACTAATAGCATCTATAAGATCCGCCAATTCATTCTCACTAATTTGCGCATCATTTGCCTCGTTCTGTATTCCAAAAAGAACATTGTTATTTTGTTTCACTTTAATCCCCATTCTCTCTTATGAATTTGATGAAATCTTCCAACGTCGCAAATTCTCCCCGTTTTCTAATATCTTCTCTCGACCGAAAAATCACGAAACTGACCTTACGTCTGGCTTGCGCCGCCATCGCATCCCTTAGCCTCAAAAGCCCCGAGCGTCTCAAGCATTTCCTTCTCTTTAATCGGCTCTGTACGAGTTCTACCTTTCCCCATAGCCCTATCCTTGCGCCCTCCGCCCTTCTGAACAAGGTTTCGCTGGCAATCGCCACATCAAGATCACTTCGTTTAGCGCCATCGTGGAGCGTCTTCGTTTGTGAGTTTCTACCGGTTACCGCGCTGCCGCGCAGATGGATGCTCGCATCCCTTATTCCTGTTTCGGCAAGTCGGCTGCGCGCTGCAGAGCCAAAAGCTGTACATTGCGCTTGATCCACAAAACCATAGGGAATGAAGCTACCGCGAATATTTACACCTTCATTGAGCTCGGCTAGTCGCTCATTTGCTTCCCGCCCGATATTTTCGTTGGCTGCAATTTCGCCTTCGACATTTTCATAAACACGTGCTTGCGGGCGCCAATTCGGGTCGCGCTGCTGCACCGTTCGAACGGCAGCGTCCTTGCGGTTCTGTGCTGCCGAAAGGCGCACCGCTTGGGTAGGCGTAATTTCTTGACTTCGGCCTGCGATGCGGCGCAATGTCGGCCCACTACCGCTCCGCCCACCTCCTCGACTTTGCACCAACGTTGCCGGCGTCCCATCAGGTGCCTTCGGGCCAGTCTCTGGTTTGCGTCCAACCGCCACCGCACCGCCAAACCGCCCGTGGCCGGAGGCGAGCTGCGCACCACCTGTCACTCCGCTCCCGCCTTCGTCCGTCCATTGCCCGCCATCGGAATTGCCGGCGGGTACACGCGGTTGGTCTGGATTGTATTTTCTGACCCAGATCTGGAAAGGCTCATAGAGTAATGAGCGGCTTTTCAGTTCACTGTTCTCTTGGGCCAAGCTAGCCAGCCAAAGGAGGTTATGTTCCCGTGGCGGACTACGCTTCAAAGCCTGGATCAGAACTTCGTTGGCCTTGATGTTCCAGAGTATTTTCAGCTCATCCGAATTGAATGGCGCCGACATGAATGTGCGCTCCGGAAACTACTGGATTGGGTGAAATGAGCAATTCGACGAAGGTCTTAGGAAGATTTGGCGTGTGCCATTCTGGCCAGGACGAGACGAAAATGGTGGTTTTCGAGGACCGGAGCGCAGCGTAGATATTGGTACGTGAGCACCGGACCGCAGAAAAACGCCATTTGCAGGACGTCCTGGTCTGAATGGGTTGAGGATCAGGCCGCGAACTTCAGCAGCTTGATCGCATCAAAATCCTGCACGCCGCCGCCGACACGTTTGGTCGTGTAGAACAGCACATAGGGCTTGGCGGAGTAAGGATCGCGCAGCACGCGCACGCCGGTGCGATCCACCACCAGATAGCCCCTGGCGAAATCGCCAAAGGCAATCGGTGTCGCCTTGTCGGCGATATCCGGCATGTCCTCAGCCTCGACAAGCCCGAAACCGAGCAGCGAAGCCTGGGCGCCGGGCGTTGCCGGCGGCGTCCAGAGATAATTGCCGTCCCTGTCCTTGAGCTTGCGGATTTCGGCTTGCGTCTTGCGGTTCATCACCCAATTGGCGTTCTGACGATATCCGGCCTTCAGCGCATAGATGGTATCAAGCAGAATGTCGGAAGCATCCGCCGCGGGAAACTTACCGGCAAGGCCCGTGGAAAGCGAACCGAGCTTGCCCCACGCCCAAGCATTTTCGGCCACAACGTCATAGGTCAGGAAGCCGCGTGGCTTGTTGACGCCATCGCCGCTGATGAAGGCCTTGCCTTCCTGTTCGGCAAAGGCAGTTTCCACCTCCGTCGAGATCCACTGCTCCACGTCGACCGCGCTATCGTCGAGCAAGGACGATGTCGCCGCCGGCATGGCGTAGAGTTCCATAGTGGGGAATTGCAGCTCGGCCAGCTTGGAGCCTTCCGTCTGTGGGCGAATATCGGTTTCGCTGACCCAGCCAACCGATGGTCCCTTGATCGAGTAGGGTTTCTTCAGCACCGAACCCGATACCTGCCGCACGGAAGCAATATTCCGGATTGGCGAGATCTGCGCCAGACGTGCGCCAATCTGTGTTTCCAGTTCCTCCGGCACCAGATAGCCGCCATCGCTTGCCGAACCAATCGTATGCGCCTTGGTTTCGATGACACGCAGAGCGCTTTCATCGCCGCGCCGCATATAGGTTTCAAAGGCGTTCTTGTGCTCGGGCGAAGACACCTGGCGAACACCGCCATCCAGCGCCGGACGCGCCTGTTTCAACTCCAGACGGTCCATTGCGCGCTTTCGCGCATCCATTTCAGTGTCCAGGCGCTGCATTTTATCGGTCGTCAGAACATCGACGCTCTTGCCTTTCTCGATATCGCCGAGGCGAACGTCATTCGCGGCTTTGTATTCGTAAAATGTGCGGGAAAATTCTTCAAAACTCTCAGGGTCGCTCGCAGTCTTGGTCTCGAGCATTTGCTTGGCTTCACTCATTATTCTTCCTTTTGGTTGTTAAAAATCGGAGTTGAAAATGCGCACAACCTTGCCGCCCCGCGCCGGCAATCCAGAGCGAAGTTTCAAAGTTGATATGTGGGGAAATCCTGGTTTCAGGATGTTATTGAAATGCCTGATGCATGCAGGAAATTATTCCTGCCTTTGGCCGTTGGCGATTATAATCTCTGGGCAGCGTGCCTTGGGACAGCACTCAATCCGGTCGCTGCAGTTCATCCAGACGGCTCATAATATCCGGATACTGCCGTGCAACCACTCTTAGTATCTCTTCAGATTGAGCCGCCATCAGACACCCGACCATATTGCGCAAAGTATTGAACGCCGCGGCGTTTCGCGTGGCCTGTCGTACAATTAAGAAGGCGTTGTAGTCTCTGGAATGGCTCAAAACGATCTTGACGATCGCATCCGCATCGTCCTTGCTTATCTCGCTCACTCTGTTCTTCTCCTTGATATCCAGAGAGCGGCTTTTGGCCCAATGCCTCGACGCAGCGTGCGCGAATGGAACACGGCCCAACCTGTCGAGCAATTGAACTTTTGGCTAACTGCATGGTAACATCGGAAAGGTCACCACCGAGATTTCCCAAAGGTCGACCTCGTGACATGGCGGATGCCGCCGTCATCTGCCTTGGCCTTGATCGTCTTGAAGCCGATGGAAAGCCCGTCGATGGCGCCCGAACGCATCAGCTCCAGCACTTCCGCTGCGGTGAAGAAAGCTTAATTTCCGTTGACAATAGAAATGTTTGGCAACTCGTAGCAAATAACATCAATAATATCATTTGAAGTCGATATTATTATATGTTTAGAACCCTCAATTTCTATGCCATACTTTTGCTCGTGAATCCATTTTATATATTCCGAATTCTTGCACTCAACAAATACATACTCGAGCAAACCTCTTTCGCTTAAATCTTCAATTAACAACAATCTGTCGCTTTCGTTACATTTTCTGTACGACGAAACTCCAACCGGCCATTCTATTCGATAAATTACTTTATTTTCATCTTCAATGATGATCAAAAATCCATTATTATTGCCATATATTTCATTCAGCTCGAAACGACCTTTATACTCTATACCATTTATTAGAAAATATTCTTGTAAATTATCAATCATATCTCACCTTTATATATCTATCTCCGATTTGAAATTCTAATGTGGGTCTGCCTTCTTTACTTTTTAACCGAACGATAATTTTGCTTCCATCCGGCAACCTGCCGCCGGAGATCAAGTCCAGCACTTTCGCCGCCTTGGCGACACCCTTTGCCAGCTTGCCCTCGACATAGAGCCCGCGCTTGTCCTCGCGAACCTCCGTCCATGTGCCGATAGGCTGGTTCGGGCGGTGCGCCTTCCGATTAGTCTATACGCCGAACGATTTCTTCCAGATACATGCGTATACCGTCGTCGCTATCAAAGCGGGTGTTGGAGTTGGCTCCTTGCCATATTCTGTTTAGTTCCTTGGAGTCGTGCACGTTTTCGAGCACATCAAGGATAAAATGTTTGATCACCTGTTGTTGCTGAGGCGTGACATGTTTGAGCGCAAAATCGAACTCATCCTCAACCTCAGGCGATACGGCGAGTATCTGAGGATCGAACCACACACACAATTCTGGAAATTCTGGCGGTATTTTCATTGATCGTCTCCGGGCAATTTGCGATTGTTTGGATAAGCCGTTCTCACGCGATATCCCCTTCCTATTCTGTTATCGTGGCGAATATAGACAAAAACGTTGAATGTCGTACGGACGTAAGGCCTGCTATCGCCAGTTGCTTGATAAACTTCTCTACCTGTCGGGTGCTCAAACCGCATATTCAACGTCGCCTCGTTCCGTTCTCCACTTGCAACAGCGTCTACGATTGCCTGATTGTTCTCCAAAACCTTGTTAACCATGTCATTGGCTTTGGCCTGATTTTCAAAACTTCCATAGGCCTCACTCCATTTGGTTACTGTATAGCGCGGCGTTTCTCTTCGGGAATAGTCTCCACGCATACGAGCTTTAAGCGACTCATCGCTTTGCGCTATGTGGCGGCTCTTGGTATGTCCGATTCCAATAGGTACCTCCTCTTCATCTAAATCGACTGAGTAGCGCTTGGAATCTCCTTTGTCTTGTACGAGCTTTACCGGCGTGCCATCTGGCGCCTTCGGGCCAGTGTCGGGTTTCTTAGCAGGCAAAGCCGCGCCAAAACGACCGCCTCTGGCGGCGGTGCCCTCCGGCTTTTCCCTGGCCCTTCGATCGAACGCCTCCTGCGTGAGCGGCTTGCCACTTGCGCCGCCTCCCCCGCTATCCGTCCATTGCCCGCCGTCGGGGTTTCCCGCTGAAACGCGCGGCTGGTCGGGATTGTACTTGCGGTACCAGATCTGGAACGGCTCATAGAGCGTCGAGTGGCTTTTCAGCTCCGCGTTTTCTTCGCGCAGCCGCGCCAGCCACCGGCAGTTGTAGTCGTTTTGGGGCGACCGTTTCAGCGCCTCGATCAGCACCTCATTGGCCTTGATGTTCCACAAGAGCCTATGCTGGTTGGAATAGTCCTTGTCCGGCATGGCGTCGGCGGGCAGGCTCTTCACCTGCCCCACCCTTGCGGATGGCAGCATCGGAAACGTCACCACCGAGATTTCCCAAAGGTCCGCCTCGTGGATATGGCGGATGCCGCCGCCATCCGCTTTGGCCTTGATCGTCTTGAAGCCGATGGAAAGGCCATCGATGGCGCCCGAACGCATCAGTTCCAGCACTTCCGCTGCGGTGATGAAAGCTTAGTTTCCGTTGACAATAGAAATAGTTGGCAATTCATAGCAAATAACATCAATAATATCATTTGAGGTCGATATTATTATATGCTTGGAATCCTCAAGTTCGATACCATGCTTTTGCTCAGAAATCCATTTTATATATTTAGAATTCTTGCACTCAACAAATACATACTGAAGTAAATCTTTCTCACTTAACTCTCCAATTAACAGTAATCTATCGCTTTCGTCGCATTTTCTGTACGACAACACCCATTCCGGCCATTCTATTCGATATATTACTTTATTTTCATCTTCAATGATTACCAAAAACCCATTCTGATCGTCATGTATTTCATTTAACTCGAAACGACCTTTATACTCTATACCTTTTATTGAAAAATATTCCTGTGAATTATCAATCATATCTCACCTTTATGCGTTTTTTTCCAATTTGGAATTCTAATGTAGGCCTGTCTTTTCTACTCCTTAACCGCACAACGATCGTGCTTCCATCCGGCAACTTACCCACCTTAACACCATCTGGATATACTCTAACGTCAGAGGGATTGAATTCGCCAAAATCTTTCTCGGCCTGAACCATGCCCCCATGCTTTACCCATTGAGTCGTCCGACCTTTCGTGTTGCCGTCCCTAGCCTCGTTGACCGGAGGTAGTTGTGGCCGATTGGGCCGTGGTAGCGGCACTTCCAGAAGCTCGCGATGTCGGCTTGGCGGCTCATTATTTAACGCGGGGCCGCCATTGTGTCCGAATGCTTGGCGGTTTAGCTCCTGTATTCTCCCTTCCGCTTCCCGGGCTCTGAACTCGTTGTAACGTATTGCGCCTTCGACGCCCTCATATGCTCCAGGCCGGGGTTGCCAGTTCGGATCGCGTTGTCGCACCTGGCCGATTGCGTTATCTGCTTCTCTCCCAGAGCGGTCCAGCCGCAGCGCCTGTTCAGGCGTTATTTCCACATTGCGGCCAGCAATATTTCGTATTATCGGGCCGCCACCGCGACGCCCGCCGCCCCGGCTTTGCACCGATTGCACCCGCGTGCCATCCGGCGCTTTCGGGCCAGCGTCAGGTTTCTTCGCGGGCAAGGCCCCACTAAAACGCCCGCCTCTTGAGGCAGTGCCGTCGGGCTTTTCCTTGGGCCCACCCGATCTTCGATCGAACGCCTCCTGCGACAGCGGCTTGCCACTCGCGCCGCCACCCCCGCCATCCGTCCATTGCCCGCCATCGGGGTTTCCCGCTGAAACACGCGGCTGGTCGGGACTGTACTTCCTCACCCATATCTGAAATGGCTCGTAAAACGTCGAGTGGCTTTTCAGCCCCGCGTTTTCTTCGCGCAGCCGCGCCAGCCACCGGCAGTTGTAGTCGCTCTGCGGCGACCGTTTCAGCGCCTCGATCAGCACCTCATTGGCCTTGATGTTCCACAGCAGCCTGTGCTGGTTCGAATAGTCCCTGTCCGGCATGGCATCGGCGGGCAGCGGCTCAAGACTCTTCACCTGCCCGACCCGCGCCGATGGCAACATCGGAAAGGTCACCACCGAGATTTCCCAAAGGTCCGCCTCGTGGATATGGCGGATGCCGCCGCCATCCGCCTTGGCCTTGATCGTCTTGAAGCCGATGGAAAGCCCATCTATGGCGCCGGAGCGCATCAGCTCCAGCACTTCGGAAGCCTTGGCGACACCTTTCGCCAGCTTGCCCTCGACATAGAGCCCGCGCTTGTCCTCGCGAACCTCCGTCCATGTGCCGATGGGCTGGTTCGGATCGTGCTGCCACAGCATGCGGATGCCGGCGGCGCCACGTGTCTGAATCGACTTCAGGAACGCCCCGGCCTCGATCGCATCCTTGCCGAGATCGACCTCGCCGAACAGGCTGGCATAGCCGGAAAAACTGCCATCTTCCGCCACGGCCTCTACGGTCAATCCCGTGTACTTCTTCTCGAGGCGCGGCAGAAATCGTCTGTTTGTTCCCGGTTCAACGAACATTGGCGATATCCCTCTCGTCGGAGGGATTTTTGTCGATTTGCGGAGGTTTCGGTTCACCGATGCGCGCGGCGATGCGGGCAAAAATGCCGAGCGCCGTCCAGGCGGCGAGGCTTGCCGCCGTCGCCCCCATCAGCATTAATTCGGTTTTCCCGAGCTCACCACCAATGTCGAGTTCGGCAGCGATCTTGATCCCGGCTACGCCGCCGAAGGCAAGGCCGCAGACAATGCCGACGATGAAGCGGATGGCCGCTTCGCTCTTGTCGCGCGGCAGCATGTAGGCGAGGGAGACGGCAGAGCCTGCAATAGCGCCCGCCGCCTTTGCCGCCAGTATCCAGGCGGCATCGGACCAGTGTGTCATCTTATTCTCCCTGATTTTTTGGGGCGTAGCCGACTGCTTCACGTTTCTCCTCATCGCTGAGGAACGGCGCAGCGCCGATCCGCTGCCACAAGGCATCGCGCTCCTGTGAGAGCCCGTCGACGCGGTCGAGATCGGGCTCGATCCGCAGCTCATTGCCGAAGACCGGACCGAGCCAGGCAGCGAAAGCTTTGGCTGTGCGTGTCACCATCGGGATCACCGTCAGCCGGTAAAAGGCGCGGTTGGCCTCGGCATAGTTGGCGTAGGTGTTGTCGCCGGGAATGCCGAGCAGCATGGGCGGAATGCCGAAAGCCAGGGCGATATCGCGGCTTGCCGTGTTCTTGGCGGCGATGAAATCCATATCGAGCGGCGACAGTCCCATGGATTTCCAGTCGAGCCCGCCTTCCAGGAGCAATGGACGACCAGCCTTTGCCGCACCGGTATAACCCTCTTCCAACTCGCCTTTCAGCCGTTCGAACTGATCTTCCGTCAGGTGGCTGGTTTCACCCGGCGCATAAACGAGCGCTCCTGAGGGCCGTGCCGAATTGTCGAGCAGCGCCTTGTTCCACGAGCCGGAAGCGTTGTGGATATCCAGCGCCATAAGCGCGGCTTCGAGCGGCGCGAAGCCGTAATGATCATCTAGCGGATGGAAGAGCTTCAGGTGCAGTCCGCGCCCCTCATCAAGCGGGATCGTGCGCTTCTGCGCGCCGACGCCGTAGTTCAGCGCAATCGGCCAGCCATTGTCATCGGCAAGGATACGAACGCGATCGGGCCGCAAGAGATGCAGCTCGCTCGCCCCGCCGCCGCTCTGCACCCGCTCCACATAGGCGTTGCCGGAGAGCAGCAGGTGGCCATACAGCGCCTCGAGGAAGCTCGCGCCGTCGGTGCCGCGATGCGGGTTGGTCAGAAGATCGAGCAGTGGATGCTCGCTGTGCTCCGTCTTGCCCTCATAGAGCAGCCAGGGTGTCGCGCCGGCCGCTTCCGCCAGATGGCGGACGCAGCGGTAGGCAACGGGATTGCGCATGAAACCTTGCCGCGAAAGCCCGACATAACCGCTCTGCGACCAGCGCGCCTCGCGGTCGAATTGCAAGGCGACAAAGCCCTGCGCCGACTTCTGCTGCAGATACGGGTTCTCATTCGCGGCGCGTCGGCGCCACGGCCAGTTGAGTGCCATGGGGGAGTCTTTCTGTTGTGTGAAAAGCGTCAGTTTTGCGGAAAACCGCCTACGCATCGTGCGCGACGAAGTTCCGGCATAGCGTGAATGTCACCCCACCACCCGTATCCTCGGGCTGCCATCGCGGCGGCGCAGGAGATCGCTGAGGGCCCAGACCAGCGCGTCCACCCGATCCGGCGAACGCCCGTTCGACAAGCCATTATGAGCGAAGTCGCACATTTCATCCTCCAGCAGGGGAAAGCGCGCCGCATGGCGCACCCTGCCTTGTTCGTAGAGTGCTGCAATCGGCTCGGCCCGCAGCGCCTTGCCGCGATTGGCCCGCACCGAACGCACGGGAACGCTGTCGTCCTCCGCTGCAATCACCGCGGCGACCATATCGCCACCCTGATTGACCTCGGCAATGATCAAATCGGCCTCCAGCCTGTGAAACAGCGCGATCGCCCGTCTCGCCCATTCATGCGGCTTGGCCGGTGCGAAACTCTCGTCAGCAAGCACCCAGGCCATGCCGTTCTCATCGAGACCGGCAGCAACGATGCCGCAAGCATCGGATTTCTTTGTTGCGCTAGCCGGAGGATCGATAGCGACGACGATCCGCTTCAGCTCCGGCACGTCTGAGGAGAACACGTTCTCCATCATCAGCCGGGACCACAGCGCGTCCGGGCTCTCCTCGATCAGCTCGCCATCGAGTTCCTGCCGCCCGAGCCGGGTACCGCCATAAAGCCCATTCACATGCTTGACGAAACCGGGCGCAAGATTGGCGGCATTTTCCTGCATTTTCATGCGGCGCACACGAATTGCCGGATCGGCGAGCATATTCTTGAGCAATGGCAGCGGCCTTGGCGTCGTCGTCACGACCTGCCGCGGGTTGAGCCCAAGGCGTAGGCCGAATTGCAGCATATCCCAGGTCTCCTGCACATGTTTCCATTTTGCAATCTCGTCGCACCAGGCGGCGTCAAATTGCGGGCCGCGCAGACTGTCCGGGTCTTCCGATGAAAACATTGACGCCGTGGCGCCGTTTGACCAAACGAGACGCCGCCGTGTCATCTCGTAGCGTGGTCTCTCTGCGCGGGACACCTTCATGATACCCGACGGCCCGTCGATCATGACTTCGCGCACATCCGCCAATGTCTCGCCGACCAGCGCGATGTTGCATGAACCACGCGTAGCGAACGGCCGGTAGTTTTGTGCGACGCCGTTGACCCATTCCGCGCCTATCCGGGTCTTGCCGGAGCCGCGCCCGCCAAGGATCAGCCATGTCTGCCATTCACCGTGCGGCGGTTGTTGCGCCGTCCGTCCCTGGCAAATCCACTCCCGTTCGAGCGCTACCGATTCCCTTTCGTTAAAGTTCTTTCTGGACCAGTTCTCTTGCGCGACTGTCAGCAAGTTCAT